CACTATAAGTGCCTGGTAGAATCTTAATATTTTCTACTTTAAAGTTAAACGAGAAGGTTGCATCTGTTTCACCAACAGTGATTGCAAAATCATTTGAGGTGTCATTCTTTTTATCTCTGACGACAACTTTAACAACACCATCCTTACCAACCACTGCTAAATCAGGAAGTTGATAGATTGCTGCTGCTTTAAGTAACTTATCTAATTGATCTGTACTTAAATCAAAAGTAACATCCTCACTAGGAAGGTCAATTGATTTCTCTGGTGGTGTAATTATTACACTAGGATCAGCAAAGAAATATTTAGAACGTGATCTTCCTTCTTTGATTACAACGTAACCATCATTAACAAAATCAAGTTCTGGACTAGTGTAAAGACCTAAACCATTTAGATATTGATTCAGATCATAGATACCAAAATCCTTAGGAAATTCTTCATCAATAGTTGCTTCTGCAAGAATATTCTTCATCACAGAAATAGTACGAAGTCTTGTTCCTTGCTTAAAAAGAATTGACTGATTAATAGTCGAAAAGTTTTTAAGGAGTGAAAGAGTTGAATCAGAAAGTTTCATAACCACGGGTCGGAGTTTCATTGAGTTGCCCACTAAAATGATAAAGTAGGAGGGAATAATGTAGTGCTTTTAGTATATCACGTTTTGCTTGTCCTTTCTTGTCGTAACGACTTAGATACTTGATTGCATTAGAACGACAGAATGATTCTGCATCTCCTACGGATTCTATAAGGTCAAGTGTCTGGACATTATTATTGTCAGAAGTATAGTGTCCACCATAAGTGGTAGAAATATAATCTTGGAGAGCTTTGATGGACTCATCTTCTTTATACTTTCTCGGATTATTTGATTCTATACCAGGTGTGGGTGTATCATCAAAAGTAACTATATTATCACTAAATGCTGATGATAGATTAATTCCCTCAATTCCAGAGAAATCTAAATTAAGAGTATCAAATCCTGGGGAGACGCAATCTGTTATCCCGACCCCCACATCAAAATTTACAAAATCACCACCAGTTATAGTAATAGTGTCATCATTCTCATCATCAATCTCAACATCATCGGGAACATTGTAAATTGCAGTGTTCCCAATTCCAGTTGTAATGTTTATACTTTCGTTATTCAATTCGTTGTTTTCAATTGGATAGGTCTTGTCCATAGTACCATTAAGTTCCTCATAAAGTAAGCTCCATGCATTAATCATACATCATCCCTCCTCATTTGGCAACTCAAAGTCTGCATCAACTTTATCATAAAGTTCTAAGAATGCTTGCTTAGTCTCATCATCAAATCTGTTTACACAAACTTGAATTGCTTTTGCCTTATTATTAAAGATGCTAAAAGCACGAACAATATGAACCAAACGGCGAGTGCTGATGATCTCTTCGATGCCACCATCATAGAATGTTTTACGGATGATGTCACCCCAATCTACAAGTCTCTTGATGAACTCCGTATCTGTTACACCTAACTTAGCAGCAATTCCTCCAAGAATTTTCTTCTCTACTGATACAGGTGGATACTCTTGCTCAAAGGTTACAGGGAATCTTTCAAGGAATGCTTCATTAAGTACATTAGTACCAATGAATCTACCGTCGTCGGATCCTTTACCTTTGGTATTTGCAGTAGCAACTACATTAAACCCTGCTTTTGGTTGCACAAACTTGCCAATTTTTTTCAAGAAGATACCGTTACCTTCAAGGATTGGTTGTAAGCATAGGATTTTATTAGATGCTAAATCAATTTCATCTAAAAGGAGGATAGCTCCCCTCTCCAAAGCTTCGGTGACGGGTCCATTATGCCAAACAGTATTCCCATCAATAAGACGAAACCCACCAATAAGATCATCTTCGTCGGTTTCAATTGTAATATTGACTCGTATTATCTCTCTATTTAGTTGAGCACATGCTTGTTCTACCCCAAATGTTTTACCATTCCCAGAAAGACCAGTGATAAAAGTAGGATAAAATAACTTACTTTGTAGAATTTTTTTAAGGTCACTGAATGGACCAAACTTGACAAATGTGTCATCTTTAGAAGGAACTAAATTTTGTGAAACAGTGGGTTCAACAGCAGGAGCATTGAAAGACTTTTCAATATTTTCTACTGCTCTTGTGGTAACTTCTAAATTCCATTTACCACGACCAACTGAAAACTCTTTTAGTTTTTTGGTGACTGTTTGATAAGCAATGTCATTGGCAGCACAGAATCCACGAACATCAGCAGCAGTGAATTCTTTACCATATGTGCTTCTCAAACCATCAATGATTTCATCTTTTGTCATTTTAATCTCAAAAGTCATGATGTAATTTGTTTTCGATATACTTATAATACATCAAAAAGGGGTCTGTTCGACCCCTAGTGGACACTTATTTTATTGTCTTCTGTTTTGCAAAAAACTCACCCATAGAGGAGGATACATCAGGTGGTTCAGGATCTTTATATCCCTTCATCTTCTTCCACTTGTTATGTAATGCACCCATCATCCATGATTGAGATAGACTTTTAGGACCATTTTCAAGAAGATCTAATTCATACTTACTAGAAGTATATCCTTTATACTCTTCTCTCCAATTAGAGTCATCATAATTTTTGGACATTTTCAGAACCTCCTTCAAAATCATGGATACTTTCAGTTCCCCCTACTGCAAAGGGGTTATACTTAGCCGTAGCGAGTCTGTATGCTTTCTCATGCATAGTCACTATCTCCTCCGCACTCTTTTCAAAGTCAGGAGTTGATTCATGCCTAGATGCATAAGCATCAGCAATCTCCTCCTCAGGTCTTGGGTTGTCAGTTGCAATAGGCATGTCATCAAGGGGGTTGTGGAACCAATCATCTTCAAATTGTTTTTTACTCGACATCTCACTCATAAGTGAAGGTCTTGTTTTTAATCTTAGTATCATTCTCTCCTGTTCTACCTGGTCTCATCTTTCCTACACCAACTCTTTTATCTTTGCCAAGTCCACCTTTTCGGGTTGCTGATAGCGTACCAGTTTTTTTCGTTTGTGTCAACACCGAGTCTTGTCCATACTTCTTACCTAGAGACTTAACTGCTTTCTTGAATGCTCTCTTACCCTTTTTACCAGAAGTGATAACGTGACTTCTTTCCTTTACTCGTGTTTCTTTTCCTGTCTTGTCATCCTTTTCCATGTATCTACCAGATACTTTTGTAGCACCAGGTAATCCTTTTCCTCTTATATCACGATCTAACTGTTTTGCTCTTGCTCTATTTTCCTTAGCAGATTTGTCACCACGACTTCCAGAGATGATTGCCATCCCACCTTTGTCTGATTTAGATTTTATTCTACTTAAACTACTTTCTTCTAGAAATTCTTTGAAAGTCTTCATTATCAGTTACACTATTATAATAGTATTTATCCTCTCTAACTCTTAACTTAATTCCATGATGTTCTAGAAGAGAAATCTTTGTGTCAGTCATTTCTTGTGAATAAAAAATGACTGGTTGCTCTTTACAGTCTCCACTCATTGTTCCTCCTCCACTATAGATTGATAGTACTCTAATCTTTTCCGAAGGATGGTTACTTCTTCCTTTAATTGTTCTTTTTCTGTTCTCAGTTCTGCGATTTCTTGTTCGTAGAGGATAATCATTTGTTCCAGTCGAAGTACATCATTTTCTAAATCCCATCGTGGTTTGGGATATGGGTTGGTCATTTGTGGGGGTTTCCAAATTATTTACTCATTTAATGTTTGCTTTACGATTCCTTTCTAATTCTAACTGCCTTTTAAACTCTACGTCAAGAGTACTTAATGCATTTCTTAAATGATGTTCATATTCATTACCCTCTATCAAATCTGATAAATGAGCAGTGTGTTCTAGTGCAAAAACTAGTTTTGTTTCATTGTTCATTCTCATTCATCCCACCTTCTTCTTTTCCAATCAGCATACATCTGACCATAAAGCATTCCTTCATCTGCCTTAATGTCTCTACCACTAAGAAGTTCTATCTGTTGTTTAGATAGATTATCCTTCATAGTATCAAGGTAATCTTTTTCCCAATTGGGGATATCTTTAATGTATTCTTTAGTCATTGTATTTTCTCCCAAGTACGAGGTGCAACTCTTTCAACAACACCATCTAATTCCAATTTTTTCATTCCATATTCCACTTGTGTAGTGCCTTTAGAACAGAAAGAACGACTCTCATAATTTTCATAGAATAACTGAATATCTCTTTCTCCAATAACCGACTGAACTTTTAAAGATAGTGATCTTGCCTTAAAGATAGTTCCAATAGGACTACTTTCAACAATTAATCTTGCGATACCTTTAATCCTAACAGTTGCTCCTCTCTCAATGGTTTGATTAATCATTTAGATTTCCTCACGGGTACTTGTATTGTCCAAGATGGTGATATTAAATCAACCATCTTGAATTGTTGTCTGTTTTTTTCATAGGTAGCAGCAGGTTCATTACCAGCAGTCTCACCATAGTGAGCTTTGTTTGGATCTTTTAAACCCATGTAATCTAAGATAGCACCATCTACCATAAACCAGAGTGCATCCCAAGTGATAGTCTCTCTCAGTTTAACTGCGATCCTATCAATATCTTCACCATCAAGATACTCACCAGTTGCTACTGCTTTTGAGTAATCTTCATACTGAGTCAAGAGTTTTGCCCTTGCTTCTACCAACTCATTGAGGTTGATAGTGATTTTGATGTCATCATTAATTGCCATAGTTAAGCCACCAATTCAATAAATTCACCAAGAACTTTTTTATTAAGTTTCTTAGTTTTAAGAGATTTTACAAATGCTCTTTTGATCTGTGCTTTTGTTGCCTCATCATCAACATCAAACTCAGATTCTTGAGCAAGTGATGTAGCAGAAATAGCAAAGTATGCATCATAACCAGAATTGGTAATAGTGCAAGTTCTTGTCTTTTTCCACTCATTTAATATCTTATCATCATTCCAGTGATAATGTCCAATAAAATATCTCGCATCACGACTTTCAAGAACACGAATACCAATAAAGTTAGTAGAAGGAAATCTATCTTTAAGGTTAGATAAGAGAGCATCAGTAAAATCTCTGTATCCATGCTTGAGTTTATAAGTTCTACCAAGTTTACGATCTCTTAGAAAAGAACGATCTCCATGACAACTAGAAGTTCCTAAAAACTCATTCTCATCCCAGTGATGATAAACAGTTTTATTATAAGGAATCTGAGAACCTTCACCATCAGTAAGAATAATACATTGAACCTTTTCAGCACCAGTCTTCTCTTGGAATTGTGGGATGAGTTGATGAAGAGTAACTAATGTTTCATTTAATGGAGTGCCAGATAGACACAACTCATATGGGTAACCATAAATGCAACGATTCTTAAATGAATAAGCAGTTCTCCATATATTAATCATTTGCTTTTCTAGTTCCTTAGCATTTGATTCACTAGTAAAGAAGTGTAGTAAATTAAACTCAGCCTCCACATGAAGGAACCCTTCCTTCCTATCACAGTGTTGAATCTTCTCTGCTTTCAACCTATCGTAATGATCCATACGATTTAATTCAACTCTATTTCTATACTCACTTGTAAATGCATATACATCAAAAGGAATCTGAACTTTTCTACAAAACCAGATTAGATTGTAGAGTTGCTTCAAAGTATCTTGAAGAACATACTGCATAGAACCAGACCAATCTAATATAAAGATTAAACCATGATTCTTACCATCAGGAAGAACAGTTATTTTCTTGAATAGATCTTCATTAAACTTATAGGTATGAAGTTGTCTTGTATCTAAAACCCCAGTTCTAGAAGTAGAAGCACGAGCATAAGCACTAGCAGACTTTCTACACTCGAACTCTTTAACAAGATACGACACTTCCTTTTGAGCATCCTTTTTGAATTTTGTATATTCATCATCAGGGAATTGGAAAGTAGTTTTAGGATAAAGATGTTCTAATCCTTGAGGAACATCCTCTCCTGCTCTTACTTTTACTGCTTCACTATATCTTTCATCTTCTGCTTTGTAATGCTTATCTATTAGTTCATGAACAGTTTCATTTGATACGATAACACTTTCAAGATTGAGTTTAGGAATTTCTACATATACATTTTCACTAGTTGCATTCTTAGTAAGATCTCTTAACTTACCAAATAAAGTGTCTGCTGTCTGAACTTCTGGTGTTAAAGAAGCATCAGAATCGCTGCTCCCAAAAGTAGTATCAGGACTACTGTTCCCACCTTCCAAAGAATCATAGCTATCAGAGTTAGAAATGGAAGAATCACTATCCCCAGTGCTATCAGTGTCACTATTCCCAAAATGTACACTATCGTTTCCACTGGATTCTGCAGAAATTTCTGATTCCATTCCTTCACTTGATTGAGAAATTTGTTCTTTCTCCTTTTGCTCTTGCTCTTGCTTGCAGAAATTATATAACGCTTCTGCTGCTGCGATGGTGTCAGTAAAGGTCTCGGCATTTTGTATTAAAGTGATAATCTCCTTTTCAGCATCTGAAAAAGATATAGGAAGGAACGAACCAATCTTGAAATGTAGATTAGCCCGATCAGCAAGATTAAAATTATCAATATCTTCACCATCTAATTCAAAGAAATCATCTTGATGCATTTCATTATATCCTTTATAAAAGGATTTGGCAATCCCAAGATATTTTCTTTTCATCAACTTCTCAATTCTAGCATCCTCACATACATTTAAGAACTGATGAGGAACATCTTTTGGGGGATCCTCATTAGGGGTGAAGAGTGCGTGTCCTACTTCATGACCTACAAGCATATCATATACATAGTTGCTTGCCTTCTCCCAAAGAGGAAGGGTCAATACACGGGTGTCTACATTGAACTGTGCTGTCTCACAGTGCTTGTGCTCTACTACAATGTCCTCAGTAGCAAGCAACTTTGCTAGTTGTGATTTGATTTCTTGCTGAACTGCCATGTGTTTTCTCTTGTATGTACCCATAATACGACGAAACCCGCCTCTTGGACGGGTCTAGTAGACACTTTATTAAGTGTCTGCGTCTGTCTCTGGCACTCCTTAGTGCTTGTGGTTTCAACTTTCTCTTCGGTGGTTTACCCGAATTATGCTGCCAGTTGGGGATAGAATTGCTCAATGTCCTTTCTGTAAAGTTGTTTTATATTATCTATAAGTTTAGGAGTTGCGTCAAGTTTATTACCCTCATCTTTTGATTTAGGATACTCTATATTCTCATCAAATTTCAATTCTACTTCTATTATATCACTTAACCACTCAACAAAAATATCTCCCATACCATTTTCATAGTTCCATATGGAAGTTCTTGTCGTCAGAAAATCTACCTGAGATCTAAACCAATTGGCAGAAAAACTTGGATCCATCATAGGTATATTAGCAAGCATTGAGAAAAATAAATTCGGGTCTTCAAATAACTCTTGAGAATTATTTCCATATAACCTTTTAAGATAAACTGATCCAGAAATAAATCTATTAATAGGATTTCTCAAAATTGAAAAATTAGGAATATACTTTACATCCAAATGTTCTTCATATAGCTCCTTATGCCAATGTGCAATTTCTGATCCATACATCATGGTCATCACTCCATTACCAGTATCCAGATGACTCTCACACCATTCAAAGTCATTTTTCCATAAAAGATTTGCTTCTACATATCTTCCAGCAGTTCTAGGAATATGAGCAAAGAATACTTTCTTTCCAGTTGGTTTATGTATAAATGTTGGCATCAGTTAATCATCCTACTAAAACCTTTTATCTTTTCATATCTTATCACATTCTCAAACCTTTCGTCCATACCACTCTTATGAGATATAACAAAAACATTGGCATCTTTAATAACATACTTAATTATTTTAAGAAACTCTTCCGTACCAAGACCATCCAATGAACTATCAAAGACCTCATCCATAATAAGAAGATTTGTGTTAACACTATTCTTCATTCTAGCAACCTCTCTCCAAGTAAACAAGAGTGCTAAGTCTATTCTCATCTTCTCGCCCTCAGAAAAAGAAGCATAAGAAAAATCTTCATGGATAGGAGATTGAACGGTTTCATTAAACTCCTCATCAAGTGTAAAGTTTATGTAGAAGTCCATCATCTGTAGATAACGGTTTACTTGTTGATTTATCAACGGTAGATACTTCTTGATGATTTTAGATTTAACTCCACCATCTCTAAGTAATCCATACGAATAATCATAGTAACGTATGGTGTCCTTCCTAGAAGATAGTTCGTTGTATGTAGTTGTTAAATTGTCTTTAAAGGTTGTTAACTTCTCATGCTCAGTATTTCTATTTGCAAGTTGTTCGGTAATTGTTTGAATTTCCGATTCCAGATCCTGTTGTTGTCGTTGATATCCAGCGATCCTAGTATTGTTTTTAGAAATGCCATGCGTTAGGTTAGTAATCTCCTTGGATAGTGTGGTAAAGTGATGCTCTCTCTCTTCTTCCTTTTTAATTGCTTCTTCTAGTTCTTTATAACCAGATTGCAACTCCTTAGCCTTAGTTTGAGCATCAGCAATTTTATTTATTCTAAACTCCTCCTCGATTGCCTGAGTGCAAGTAGGACAAACCGTCTTCTCTGTAAAGAACTTATGCTCCTTTGTAATGACCGATACCTTATTAGATATCTTTCCTTTCAATCCACCTAGTTGACGAAGTTTTTCAGTAGCACCTGTTACTTTCTCTTGTTCTTCATTAAGTCCAAATACCTGATCCTCAGTATGTTCATTCTGTAACATTAATACACAAATCTCATCACCTATTGATCTCATCTTCTTTTTATTTTCCTCTATATTTTCTTTACTTCTATTTTCTATCTCTGCGATAAAACTTTCTTGCATAGAAACTTTATCATTAAGAGATTCTTTTTTGAGAGTAAGAACCTTTATTTCTTCTTTGAGTGAACGACTTTTTTCTTTAATGATATTATTCATTGAAGAGAAAATTTTAATATCTAGAAGATCTTCAATCACCTCTCTTCTATTAGTACTAGTCAATTGCATAAAAGGAACAAAGGCACTAGATCCTAGTATTACTATCTGCGTGAAAGATTTATAATTCATCTTAATCACATTTTGTTCTAACCATTTTTGTTGGTCATTAACATTAGAAAATTGATCTAATAATTCATCATTTCTATAAATTTCAAATTTATTTGGTTTAACACCTCTTACTACTTTCCACTCTGTTGTACCTATGGCCAATTCTACTTCGACCATACAATCTTTCTCATTTGTAGTGTTGATTAATTGTGCTTTGTTAATCTTACGGAAAGGTTTACCAAACAAACTAAATGTAAGAGCATCAAGAACAGTGCTCTTTCCAGAACCGTTAGAACCTACTATTAAAGTGTTATCGTTCTTATTAAGAGTTATTTCAATAAATTGATTTCCCGTAGAGAGAAAATTTTTCCAACGTATTTTTTCAAATAATATCATGACCAATAGTGGGTGGAATTACAATGTCATCAGGGGTAATGATGGTGTAGACGTACCCGTGATTTTCACAGGTTTTAATCATCAATTTGTCCTCTACTTCTAGAATATTCATTTCAGGATAATCCTGTTCCTCTAACATCATAACATATCTTTCAGCATCATCCTCTTCTTCAAATAAGTATAGAATTTGTTGTCCAGTATCATCTTCAACAGAATATGCACCTTCTTTTTCTTTACCCGCAAGAGTGAGAATAAACATTATATCAACTCACATGCTTCTTGATAAACTTCACTCATCATTTTTTGAATGATAGATTTATCAAGAGTTATCTCAGACTCTTGAATATAATTATTAAGAATAGACATTGTATCCTCAGATTCATAGTCACCATCTAATTCTTTATCATACCATCCATTAAATTCAAAATTCTCAACAATTTTCAATTCTGCTACATTAGATGCATATAATTTATCAATAAACTTTTCAAATTTCTTTGTATTTGTTTTCTTTCTAACAACTAACTTTACTATCTTATCTTCCAACTCACTGGCATCAAAGAGTTGATAATCATTATCAGTATAATATATCTTGTAAAAAAGACGATGAATATTATTAACAGGTGTGGTTTCTAATGTTTCCGTATCAAATAGATGAAATCCTCTTGTATCTTCACAATCATTCCAATATATTTCATAAGGATTTCCAAGATAGGAAATATTATCTTGGGTAGATCTAGTATGAAAATGCCCCGAAAAAACTTTTTCAAATTTTTTAAAGGGATCCATATCCATTCCATGATCCATCACCACATAATCATTAACCTTGAATCCTTGAAGTTCTAAATGTCCCATACAAACAGGAGCTCTTGACTTATTAATCATAGATAAAGTCATTTCTTTATTCTCTTGATTAATCCAAGGAACAAGAAGAACATTCAATCCACACACCTCAATAGAAGTTGTTTCTGAATATACTTTTACATTATCATACTCACGCAACAAAAGATCTATTGCATTTATATCATTTGTATTTTTATAATATGCTGTATGATTACCAACTATCGTATGAACTTCTATTCCCATATCCCGAAGACGATCAAAATAATGATCCTTTGCCCATGTCAACGCACTGAAATCAATACCCTTGCGACTGTCAAAGGTATCCCCCATGTCAATAACAGTTGTAATTTTTTCCTTTTCTAAGGTAGGAAAGAAAACATCATCATAAAATTTCAAAAAATAATCATG